TCGCTTTGGAGATGGCGGAACATTACGCGCAAACATATCGGCAGTTCGATCATCGTCTGCACGGCTAGTGCGCCTATTGAAATGCGCAGGCACAAACACGCCTTTCTTCGTTACATAGGCGCTGACATGCGACTTGAAAAATAAGATTTTCGTTTCCATTGTTTTATTGTCCCGTCACGATCAAAAAAGCGACTCATTAGCTTGGGACACCTTGCGCTGATGCAAGAATGCCGCCAAACCAGTGTCATCAAGCCCCTCGAATGAACTGCTCATCAACTCGCGCAAGGCGTATTTTGTTTTCAGACGCTCCCGCGCATTGCGCTCACTTGGGTGATCGGCGACCAAATCCATGAGCTCTACATCATTCTTTTGCCCAATGCGGTGAATTCGTCCCGCCCTTTGCGCATGTGTCATGGCCGTCATGGGACTGTCAAACTGCGTCAGCCACTGGCCTGACTGCAAGTTCGCCCCGGTTGCCCCAGCATCCGATGCAACCATGATGTCGTGCGTGCGGTCGCCCTTATCAGGATTGAACCCGCGAATCTTGGCTGATTTATCGACGGATGAATCGGCCCCAGTCAGCGTCATGACGCGGTGTCCATCTTTTTCGAGACGCGCTTTGATGTTCTGCACCGCCTCCAATGAGTGCGCGAATACCACGCCCGGCTTTCCCTTGCGCTCATTGGCGATGCTGGCAAGAGCATCAATCTTGGCCGAATCAGGGCTCGAATCAAGAATTGCCCGGACAGCAGAGCCCTTGATGATGCCGATGCTGGACGATAGCTCTTTGGCAATCGCCTCGTGCTCAGACTCAGGCGCATCTTTGAAGTGCTCAGGTGAGATTGCTTTCATCGCCTCGACATCAACCTTGCCCTCCATGCGCGCCATCCGCACGCGACCTAGATTCTTGTCCAGATCGGAAAGCGCCTTGATTTGGGATTCGGTTGGCTTTACTGCAATCTCTTTCTTGTCCGCACGTATCTTTGGTTCAATCTTGAATGGCAACACATGCCGGATAAGCTCGCGCTTCAACGCATCCTGCGCGCCTTGAGTATTCACGCCGTACCGGCGCATGAATGCCGCCGTGTCGCCGTAACGCTTGGGATCCATCTTTTTCATGATGTCAGCCGCCTCGGATAGGTCATTCTTGATGACATCGGCGGTGCTATGAATATAGAACTCGCTATTGGCAGACACAGAATCAACCACATTCGCCATTGCGGAATTCTCTTTTCCCGCACGATTGAGCGTGTTGTGCGCTTCATCGGCAGCCAGAAAGTCGTAATTGATACCCTCTTTTGCCATCACTCCCTTCATCCACGCGCTACGCTGCTCGGGCTGCATTGCCTCAAGACGCGCACTCATTGATGCCGCGTCAACGCCCGCATGTTGCGCGCCAAGGTGGAGCATGTCATCGCGGAAAGACTGGTGCGTCATAACCGTGAAGTGATGCTTAGGGTCTTTGTATGCGGCAATTCGCTCGTCGCGCGAAGCGCCCGGCTCACAGTGCCAGCTATATTTGCCAGGCTCCATGAAGCGCAGCGCCTCAGCGCCGATCTGCCCTTGAACAATTGACGGAACAAGGAATAGACCGCGCTTTGCCTTGCCTTGAGATTGCAGGTGCGAGAATGCCCCAAGCATCATTGCCGTTTTTCCGGCTCCGGTACCAGCCGCCAGCGCCACGCGCTTATTTTTCTCAATGATCTTGATCGCCCGTTGTCGCATCACCCCATCGGGGCCCGACATCGTTGGGCTGAACAATTTCAGCGGGCGTCCCGGCTTAAAGTTTTGCCCGACAACGGGCATCATTGCCGCAATGGTGCGCTCGGCAGCATGGCCTAACGTGTAACGTTCATCGGAAGATAGTGGTTTTTCAGCCTTGGCAGGCGTGTCGCCAAACATGTCAGGCTCTTGCTCGGTAGAGAAAAATCCCATTTGCGACTGGTTGAACGCTTCCTGCTCTTCCCTCGCGGCATCGAGCTTGTCACTCACACTACCGGCGGCATATTTCCCTTGGCTACGCTCGCGCAGGCCGTCGATCAATGCACGTTCTTTTGCTTCACGGGCTAACCTTGCCTTGGGGTCAACTGCGTCTAGGTGGTTCAAGTTGTTGCGCACCACTTGCCGCCCCAGCTTCAGCGGCGCGTTTGGATTGAGCTTGTTGTAATTCTCATGGAATGACTGCCCGACTTTCGAGCGGATTAAATCTTGCACCGACGCATAGGCATTTTCGTGCCCGTGCATGGCATCGGCATACTTCGCCCACGTCAGGGAAGATGCATTCACCTCTTCTGCCAGAGCGTCACGCTGGGATTTCCATGCCTGCCATTCTGGGTTTGAGGTTGTTTCGCCAAACATATCCCGAACTTCTTTTTCAGGCTCAATGTGCGCCATGCCGTCAAGGCGCTCGCGCAATATCTCGGCCTCGTCACTCTCATGGGCCACATTGGCATGAAAGAACTTGCGCAATGTCTGTTGATCGTCGGTTGTGAGTTCGCCAATCGGCTTGTATGCGGCTATACCTTCCGGGGTATCGGATAACGCGCGGTGTAGCGCATCTTGTGCCACGGCATCAGATTCGAAGTTTTGCCGCTGTATGGTCGCGATCTTTCCGCCGTACTCACGCTGCACAAAGCTATCGGCATAGTCATTGAACACGCCAGCCAAGTCTTCATTCCGCAGTAGCTTGCCGTCCTTGTCAGTACGAGCCGCGACTTCATCCAGTGCTTCGCGATAGGCTTCCGTATTACCCGACTTCTGAAAAAAGTCTGCCGACTGCAAGTCTTCAACTATCGCATCAGGCGAATCGCCATCCGCCGCACGACCGCCGATGTAATCCCTGATTGATTGCCGCATATCGCCTGATGGCTTGAACGGTCTGGCAAGTGTCGCGGCCACGCCGGGCTTTAAGTCCAACGCCAAGTCTGGCCGCTTCGCAAATCCTTGCGGCAACCAGTCATCCTCATCATGCTCACCGTTAAGGATGGCGAGCGTATTTCGCGTGCGGTCAAGCTCTTCGCGATCAACTGGCTTTGCCAGGCGGTCTAATCCGTCCGGCGTAATGGTCAACACCTGATTGCCGGCCACCCGGTCTATTGAGTAATCGCCACGCTGCAATCCGATGGCGCGCACCTGCCTAATTGCATCTTCGTCAGATACCTTGCCAAGCGGCACTTCCATCGACTTATCGGAGCGCCCGCCCTTGAGCGCCGTGACCAGCGCCGCATTGGCTTCCATTTCGCCCAGCGCCGTCCCGAGTATCTTGTGCGCCTGTTCAACAGCCGCTTTTCGACGATGTAGCAACTCTCGCGCCGCTTCAAAATCAGCGCCGTGACTGGCTTCTCCAAGCCCGATTTCCTTCGCAGCATCGTGCAACTCTTGCGCTTCCTGCATGGCCTCTTTCGAGGTTTCCATGTAGTGATGCAGGTGAAAATCTTCCATGCCAGACGTCAACTTGTCCATTTCATCGGCTGGTAGATCGGCGTGTAAGCGGCGCGCCAATACCTGCGCCGCCCCCTCAACACCAAGCACATCGACAACAGAGCGGTCTATCAGCGCAGCGCCACCAGCAGTAAGCGCCAAGGCGTTGATCGAGTTGAATGCGCCAGCACCGATATGTCGGCGCATTGCCTTTTCTGGCTCGTCCGCCTCTTTGTCTATCGTGGACAGGAATGCCTTGGTGCGGATGGTGCGCAAGTCATTCTCAATATCGGCCTGAATGTCAGAATCTTCCGGTGCGGACACCTCAAGGTTGTACGCCTTGACCTCTTTTGCCTCGTCAATGTCTTTGTTCGCTGCTTGAGCGGCCTTTTGCACCGCCTTCCATTCCTTTTGAGCTTTGATGAGCTCAACCGCATCTGATGCGGATGCCAGCGTAGCTTTGATGCTTGATGCTATCGGTTCACGAATCGTCTCAAGCTCAGACTTGATCTGCCGGGCAGTATCGCCACGCGCTTTAATCGCAGATCGTTGCGCCTCCGACATGATCGACTGCCTTGATTCTTTCTTCCCGGCAGCCTCTTGCTGAATTTCCTCTTGCGTTGCCCCGTTGGCGGCAGCACGTTCCGCGTAGTGCGCTGAGAATCCAAGCCCGCTCATGCTCTGAGGGTGCGCATCATCCAAGTCTGAAATATTGAGTTTGGCAGAATCTGAATGCTCATTCGGCTCAACCGATACGCCGCCCGCCTCTTCGCGCGCCATCGCGTCAGTCAGCAAGTTCTGATGCTGTAACTCGACAGCCGCATTAGCCCGTTTCAGTAGTTCGCTATGGTGGCGGTGTTCAATCTTTTGCTTTGTGGCATCGGATACGTTTTCAGGTATCTTGGGCTCAAGGTCTTCCGCCTTCCACCCCATCTTGTCGGCAACTTTTTGCACGAAAGCCTTGTCGGCCATTCGCCTTTGCGACTGCACGGACTCGCGCGCCTGTTTTTTGCCGTGATCGATACCCAGTTCTTTATCTCGCGCACGCTGTTGTTTTTTCGCATCGCGCTTAGTCTTTGCGCTTTCCGCTGCGTGCTCTTTGTAGCTGGACTCTGGTTTAAGCCCGCGCAACTTGAGGTAGTTCAGCTTGCCGCCGGCCCCGCCGATGACGTGAAATACTCCCGAGCCATGCTGCGCCTCCTGCACCATCACGGGCACACCAGTCGAGCCAGCGCCGTTTGGGTGAACAGTGATCCAGCGTTGACCAGGCGCAAGCGCCTTAACCAGAAGGTCATCATCAACGAATGAAAACTGCGCACCAGTAAGTTCGTGGCGATTGCCATTTGGGAAAATCAGGCTGATCGACTTAATCATCCGCCCATTAGCAGCCTTCGCTTTTTCGACAAAGGCATCCACTGGAATGGCGGTGATCGGCCCAAGGAAACGCGGGTCATCATAGTGCTTGAGATAAGCGGCGCGGGCATCATCTTCCGATGCAAAGTTCAACATGCACTTGTCTTCATCGTAGTGCGCCCAGTCGCCATACTTGCGCTGATGCACCACATAGACTGTATCGGCATTCTCATCAGGGCCGATGTACACATCAACCTGATCACCATCGCTTCCCTCGGTCGAATTGATGTACCCGTATGCGAAAAGCATCTTGGTTTTCCAGCCATTACCTTTGCGGATAGATCCGGGCTCGTTTTCAATCGAGATAGTCAGCCCGTGCCATGCCATCTTTCGCTTGGCATAGTTTCCGGCCTCGGCCTGCGCTGGAGTAGGAGTCTCTGTTAATTCACCCCCATCTATCGCCTTGACCAATTCGGCCAAATAGCGGATAGTGTCGTCTTGGGGCCAGCCAATACCTGTGTGTGCCCCGCCAAGCTCGAAAGAGCCTGCCAATGGCGTGCAGTGCAAATTGGTAAACATGGTGGAATCATCGGTTTGCAATGATGATTCAAACGAAGCCCCAACAGACTTCCTGATTGGGGATTCGACTTTTTTGACTTCAATTCCACGCATCTTGGCTGGCCTGTATCCTCCCTTATCAGATGGCGCAGTTAATCTCTTGAATTCATCGTGTGGCCAATAATGATATGAGCGGAAGCGATACTCTTTTTCGTCAGGACGCCATTCCAAAACAACCACATCGTGATCGCCATGCACAACACGTTCTATAAATAAATCTCTTGAACCGTTTTCAAGCACAACACCAGGGTTAGCCAGCGTATCAATGATCGCGCTCATACGCTGTGCGCGCTCAGGCCAAAATACGCGCTTTTCATTTACCGTCTTTGTATAAGCGTGCCATTGGTTATCATTCATATTAACCCTGACACGACGCAAGCCGCCTTTACGCTTAATAACTATCGACCAATTACCGGCAATATGATCGGCGTAATACTGCTTCGCTTCAGACAATGATTGAATATGAGAAGAAGGAGGCAACCATGCTGAATAATCGCCATCAACAGGGGCTGATATAAACCTGCCAGTTGTTTTGGCGTGGTATGGATTGCCTTGAGATTTGGCAAGCGTAAGAGAATCGAAGTCGGTAGCATTCATGCCGCCCATAGTGAAGTCACGACACTGGCTAGGTTGCGCCAACAAAGTCCCTGAAAAATTCACCTCTTACCCAATGCGCGCGGTGTTTTTCCATTATATCGGCCTCATACCGTCCGGCATCATTTACCTGGCACTTCAATAGCAGTTGCCCAGATTGCCCGAACTGATTTGTAAAATGGCGGAACCTATCGTTATGATCCTCGCTTGTCGTGCTCCCGAACTTCAATAGTCCGTTGCTCATTTTTGCGATGTAAAACCATCCAGGCTTCCCAGAGGTTTTACCGCTCTTCGCCAATTTGATGTTTGTTGCTGGGCTTGCTCTATATTTGCGGGTCAACCCGTCCGACATTTTCTTGCAGTGCTCTTGCGTCATTTTTCGCTTTGACCACGGAGCATTTCCGTTTTGTTGCCACGCGCTGATTCGCCCTCGCGTTTCTTCGGAGACTTCCCTTCCGGTCATGCGGATACGCGTCTTCTCTATCGCGCAACACATCAACCCCTTGCCATCAGAGATTATGCCTCTTGCCATAACCTCGAAGGTTTTGCCGTGAGCTGGACATTTAACGGTGATTTTATTGTCTGTTCCGCGATATTCGCCAACCAACTCATAACCCAGCGCGGCAATGCGCTTCCGCACTTCCTCAACAGTCAATGCCGAGCTCTCAATGCCACAGCATTTCATGCCCTGCCCACGGAATATATTGGCTGGCATTACTTCATCCACAAAGCCATGGCGCTTGCATTCGACAGCAACTTTGGTATGCGCATTCTTGTAGCTGGCACGCAACACAAACCCATGCGCCACGAACCTCGCTTCAGCCTCGAATTGCGTCAATTTTTTACCGGCTGCCATGCCTATCCTTTCTTTTTGGCAAAATGCTCTTTTAGCCACTCCGAGAACTTGGGGTCGTCGTTTGGTTTCGCCGATGCAACCTCGACAAACCGCCCCCTGCAATGCGGGTGTATTGCCCCTGGAACAATCTTTGCCAATTCAGAATCGCCACGCTTAACCAACTGACCGCCGACTCGCCTATACGGGGATGATGAACGGGTGTGATTATCCTTGCCAGACCAGACCTCAGTATCCCAGTTTTTATTGGGCTTGTCAGGCGGCACAACCGTCATGATTGTGCCATCGATCTTGCGGCAGAAGTCACACGCACCGGCATATTGCTCCATGCGTTTTACCTTCGTTCCCGCTTTGAGCGAACCGATGAACCCGTTTCCGCTCATGTTGGCGGCCTCGGTGAGCGCAATTCTGCGCCAATCCTTGTTGAGTACAGCGAATTCGTCCAGCAACTTTCCTTCCAAGTTGCGCTTCGCCATTGCCGACGGCACGCCTTCGAACTCTTCTTTCTTCCAGTTGACCACCGCAAGCTTCATTCTGACGCGCGACGACTCAGTTACGTTCGCCACATACTGACAGCAACGGTGTTGCCCAAAGTCTATGGCGGCCTTTTGCGCCGATGTCATGCCGAAATCGCGTTGGATTATATTGAGATCAACAGGCATTTTCGCCGCCGCTGCGCCAGCCGCGACCGCCGCCATTTCCGGCATGTGCTTTTGAACCCGCCCCATCATGGATGCGCGAGTGACTTGCCACTTGGCATCGTCCATCATCACATCCTGGGGAAGGTATTTCTGGACAAGGTAATCGACGACCATCATCCAGTCATCAAGGGTAAATACCTCCGGTGGGAGCGCTTCAAGGTACAGCTTGGCACCTTCAAGCTCATCTTTTCCCCAGCGGACAAACATCTTTGGCTTGGGAACAGGTGTTTTGCTCGGCTTGTGAAAGCCGCCCTTAATCCACTTCATCAGCTCGGCGAGAATCTTGCCAAGGCGATCTAGCCCGAACGATGTCCACTTCTCGATGAGATCACGAATAAATGGCGACTCATGAGGACGCCAAATGTCGTGGTCATCATCATGCAGCGCCTTGTGCATGTCTTCCAGAACAGAATCAGATGCGCAGCAGGACAGCGGGCCGATGTCGATAAGCAGAGGGGTTCTATTCATGTGGCCGTGGCAGCGTCATCAATTAAACTCATCCCACGCCACGGAAATCATCAAGCGCCTATTGTTCGTAGTAACCGATGCCGCGTGCCAGATCACCACACCTTCACCAGGTCGCAGAATAATCTCTTCGTGTTCCGATGTGACGTTAAAAGTATCAACCAACGGGTTCCGGCTCCCACCGGCGCCGACTGCCGAATCCATTGTTTGATAAAAATTCGCATCAATAGTAGCACCCAGCGACGCCACCGCAGTAGCCCAGGCATCAGCTACCTCGCCTTGATTGGTATTGAAGGTAGAGTCGATACTGGCCGGAGTTATCAGCGCGCTGCTATTGATACCAGTGAAAGTAAAGCGGCTTAGACGTAACTCTCCGACCGCTTGATCTATCGCCGTTGCCGCAAACTGAGAGCGTATCTTGATGTTGGAAATTTGCATCTTAATCGTTGATGCCACAGGGTTGTATAACCATAGGAACCCGGTCGTAATTCCATCTTGCGCAGCAATTGGTACGATTGCCACAGGGGATTGCGCCTTGAATACGCCAACAATATCCCGTTTATCAACGACTACGACCATATCCTCGTGTACGGTATTCGCGCCAATCACTCGCGTCTGTGTACGTTTCATTTTTCCGCTATGCCATCTGTCTTCGGGGAGTTGTATTTTGCTTGCAACTGGGGCGGTCATAATTTACTCCTGTTCGTTTGTTTAAAGTATTGAAATATCTTGCGGCTTGCGCGCCTCGGTAAGCGCAGCGATCAGAGCTTGATGCATGGCGGCCATGTCGCCATTTTTCTCGCTCATCATGGCAATGGCAGCGCACAATCCCTGAAACTGTGCGGCCTGACTGTCTTTGAGCTGGGCAATCGCGACCACAACATCGGTTGCCATTGCGGCCTGAGCACGAATCACCGCATCCAGTAAATTGCTCATGGTGCGCAGAGTTTCATTCAACGGGTGATTTTCTGGCGTGACTGGAACAGCAGGAACGCTAATCAGTGCCTTTTCTAGAGTTTCGGCATCGTCACTAGCGCCAAGATCATAATCCTCAATCTTGCCTCGCACGAAAACCCGCTTGCCGTTCTCGTCTTCCATGATCGAGCCGTCTTCACCGCGATCAACGATAGTCATCTTGCGCTCAGCCCGAGCCCGGTGCGCGATGTAACCGCCCCACTCGACTTGATGCTCGCCGCCACCGTCAGCATCAACAAGCATTCCATGCTTACCGATACCGGCCACCACGCCATGATGCGGGCCGCCATGTTCAGGATGCTTGTAATAAATGGAATCACCGGTCAGGACGCTTGGCTTGTTCGGCTCTTCGGCATCAGGCTTGATGCTGGTTACGGGCTTCAAATTCTTCATAGGTCGCCCAAGCGGTAGATCACTGTCTCGCGCGTGCCGAAATCAAGCGGCTCATCGGCTACCGGGAACGACTTCGCGAGCGGCTTCTTTTGCTTTTCGTCGTCAGATTCCCCAGCATCGCCATCAGCAGCTTGCTCGGGAGCTTTCCCTTGTTGATCGTCACTGCCGCCCTGCTTGTCGTCATTCCCACCGGCATCATTGCCTCCTTGCTGCCCAAAATCCTCGCCCTTGTCCTTGCCGCCAAATCCTTCCGGCACATCCTTGCCCCGCTGCTCTTCACCGCTTGGCTGCGCTTGCCCGCCAAAGTCTTTGGGTTGCTCTTGCTGCATCAATGCTTGCCACGGCCCAACCAGTGAAGGATTCAACGGTGCATCGCCCAATGGGCCATCCATCTTGTCGTAACCCTCTTCGGCGCGCATTTCGTTCACAGTGAGAATCTTGCCGGCGCGCTCTTCTTTGACCTTCGCATCCTCTTCATCGAGGCCAGCCCAGCGGAACACGTACTTGTCCGAAAAGTCGCAAGTGATGTAGTCAGTGAAGAGGTTTTCAAAATAGGACAGCAGCGGGCGCAAGCCCTTGTCCTTGGAATCTGCCAGCTTTTCAGCGGTATCAGAGCCGTTCAATGGCGAGGAATTGCCGCCCGAGAACGAATCGAAGTTGATTTCGCTTGGGCTCATGCCATAAATGGCGCAGATCAATGAGGATAAAAACGTCATCCACTTGCTAAAGTGCATTTCGTCGTAATCGACGCCAAACTTCTCGAACGATGCCTTGCTTTCCTGATCTTTGGACACCAGCACCGGCACAGACCATTGGCTATTCACGCCCTTGACCATCGAATTCCAGTAACGGCGGAATGCAACCAAGTCTTCTTGCGTGTAGTCACCAGACAGATGCAGCACGCCCTTGGGGATGGCGTTTTTATCGAATCCGGTGATGTTGTGCGTCATGGCATTCAGGAAGCCAGTTACAACGCGCACCAGCAACTCGGTTTCACCCAGCCCATACCCGCCGACAATGATGTCAGAGCGCGGATTGCGCGGCTCATAGATCAGATCGTCGTAGGTGTACGCAGTTTTGACCGTTCCCATCACTACCTGCAGCGCGAAAATGTCATCATCGCCCTTGTACCCACCCTCGGGCGTTAGACGAATCGTTGCACCGTCAACCGTAGCCAAGCCATCTATGCCGCGGCTACGATCACGCTTCATTTCTGTCTCAATCGCGCACGAATCCATCACGAGAGAATCACGCACCGCCTTACCCATCATCCCGGAGAAGCTATCGCGGCGCAGTTTCTTGCGAGCGCGTGGGTTGAATTCCCAGCCGCAATTCGAGAAAAAGCGGTTGAGCATCTTGATAGATTCTTGCTCGCTTTGGCTTATTTGGTGGTCTTTGTCGATATGCTTGACGGCGAATCCCAGTCCAGTGCCGCCTTCCTGCACGCGGCAAAAGCGTTGCGCCTGGCGGATTCTGGTCATTATTACGGCATTCAGCACAGGGGTTTGGTCAACCATCCCACGCAGCGCGTCAAAACTCATTGACGCAGGCTTTTCCCAATACTCGCCATGCATTCCCAGTTGCCGATCATCTAGCTTGACCGATTGCACACCGGGCTTGCCTTGATTCTTACCGGGGAATGGAACGATGTTTTGGGAGATCGACTTGTTCATGTCGGCGAATTCCATGATTTGCCCGATGGTTTCCATCGACAAAACACTAGTCGGCATGGCCGCCTGCTGCAATTCTGCGAGCGCGTCAGTACGCTCGCCTTGCGGTGCATTCGGGTCAAAGGCTACTTTGCGGGCAATATCACTCATGCCCGCATTGTCGCGTCACGACAATTTAGCAGGGCTTTACAGGGGAATACAGATCAACAGTTACGAATACTACTTGGCAATAAACATTCCACAACCCACATCATTCTCTCCTACCTGCATCCCGAAATTCTCGCCACACAATTTGGTTTCACGGTCGAATGCCGAACAGCGCCCACATGTGCCAAGTGCGGATATTTCAGCCGCGACATTCGCCGCCACCTTGTTTGCGTCTGGAATGAAGATTTCAGAAGGATTGCGCCCGATCAGCAGACCGAACGCCCGAGACAGTCCGTCCACCTGATCGTCATACGTGCCATTGGGGAACACTCTAAGTTCAGCTATCAGCGCATCGTTCCACGGCGCTTTCAGCATAAGCACATTGCCGACGTTCACCTGACTTGCCAAAGGCTCAGCGCGCGTTTCCTTGCTACCCGTTTCCGTGGATGAATGGACGCGGTACCCGACAAGCTGCCGTATCAGGTATTTCACCTGAGTTACACCGGCCTGTCCTGGGTCTTGCGGGATGGATTGCTTGCACTCGTACCCGTCGCGCTTCGCAGCATTGGACAAAGCCTTATCGCGATCATCCGGCCCAACTCGAATCCGCACCATATCGCCGATAAGCAACCGGCCATCGCCAAGTTTCCCCAGCTTAGCGCCCGCAGTCCAGTCACCAGATGTTGTGCTGGCAAAGTCCCACCCGCGCACCCATTCAATCGACTCAATCGGCAACGCATCAATTATCTGGATGTTGTCAGGCTTGAATAGATCACCCTCAAGCGGAGATGGCCGCTGCTGATACAAGGCATTCCATGTGCGCTGATTCTGTTCGAACTGCGCCCAGTGTTTACGGTCAAACCATTCCGGCCACAGGTATTCGCCAATCTTGCGTCCAAGTGGGTCATTTGCGACTTCGCACTTCGCTTGCAGGCAGATAATTTCCCACTCGTTGCCATCTTTGCAGAGGATCTTGCCACTTTCCCCATTCCAGCCATCGGGAAGGATGCGACCGGACAAATCGTCTTCGTGCCACCGTGTCTGAATGATAACAATCCATCCGCCAGGTATGAGGCGGGTTTTTAGGTCATCTTCGTATGCATCCCACGTCTTTTGCCGGATAGTTTCGGAATTGGCCTGCTCGCGCCCCTTGATCGGGTCATCGATGATGGTGCCGTGCGCACGATTACCCGTGATGCCAGACAAAATACCGCACGCCATGTACTCGCTGCCATTGGTCAAGGCAAATTCATGGGCGGCCTGCGACTCATTGGCCAACCCTGCGCCAAAAATCCCCTTGTAGCGCCGCTGCTTGATGATCGAACGGGTACGGCGGCCCATCTTCCGCGCCAGATCATCGCCATAACTGGCAAGAATCAGTTTGCGGTTTGGCTTCTTGCCAAGAAATCGCGAGGGGAATACCACAGAGGCATAGGTACTCTTAGCCGAGCCCGGCGGCATAAACACCATCATGCGACCGTGCGGCGTCTCGCTGACCTCTTCCAGCTTGGTCAGTAGCAAGCGATGGTGGTGCGCCAGCGATGTTTCTACCGGCTTAAAACATTCCTCATCGGGGTCATCACCAACAGGTTTGCCGGGAACATCAATAGCCGTGACATAACTAAGGATGCTCTCTCTCGCCTTGCGACGGATAACAACCTCCTTAGCCGCGAGCGATTTCGAGTAGTTCATCGTCGGTCAGGTCTTGGATATGTCTTGGGTCGCTATTGCCGGGATTGTTCAGTGCGCCAGCCCCATTAGGCTTGGTAGTCAGAGTGAGGATGTCCATACCCATCTTGCCGGACTGGTTGACCGCCATAGATGCGGCAATCGCCCCTTTGACATCATCATCGGTAAGAGTTTGCAGCTTGGAAAGCTTCTCGTGCGTTCTCTCACTGATAAGCTTTGCCGTATTCGCCCCAGCCACAGCGGCGTCACTCAGGGATTCGGAAATCATCAATAACCGTTGTGCGAGGTTAAGCGCGGATATTTGCGCGGAAACGGGCAAACTCTTTTTTGCCTTTTCCACTTCAACTATTTGATTTGCAACTTTTTTGATCTGCGCGGATTGCGCGGATATTTTTTCGCGCACCGTGCTTTCACCCACACCAAATTCGCGCGCCAAAGAGCGCAGGCTTTCACCGTCAAGATGACGACGCCCGACCTCTTCCCATTGCTTTTCCGTCAGTTTTGATTTTCTACCCATGACCTACCATAGCCTCACGACTACGCTTCCTCCGACTCACCAAACAGATCATCACAATCTGAACGGCTCTTTTCCGCCTTGCGCGGGTTGTCCCTGCGTTCTTTGACCGCATCTTCATCCAGCATCACCACTATGGCGTGCGGGCTCATTGGGGAGCGCTCAGGGTTCTTGGCGCACTTTAGATACGACCTTGAGCCATTCGGGAAGCGATGCCCACAAAAGCACAGCTTGGATGCCCGCCACCCCACGGCGTCCACTTCGCAGTTAGGGCAGCGAATTCGCTTCTCCCCTTGCTTTGTGGTGTATTTTTCCAGCCGCCCGCTTCCGCAGGTTCTGCAAAGGTGATCTATTTTCTCGACATCCATGCGCTTACCTTCCTTACAGCAAGCGCATCTGCGCAAAAATATAATCGGGCACGCCTGGCGGCATGAATGAAATCGCAGCCTTGTGGCTTTTCCGTATCGGAGCCATCGCGGCCTCGGCGGTATCGGCAACAACGCCAATCTGGATTCTTCCGGCCTTGGCAACAAATACACCAACGGCATGGAGCGCCCGCGCATGGATGGGAGGCTTACCCTTGGC